TTCTGAACACGGCGAGCTAAACGCTCTTTCCGCTGCTCTTCATCCAAGGCACGTTGTTTATACAACTGAGCAAGTACTCTACGGTCAGGCTCACGCATATCATTAACCCAAAGGACAGGAGCGTCGTAACTAGCCACCTCATACAATGACGAACCATTCCACTCACCACAATGACGATTGCGCTTCACACTTTGAAAAACGATCCACGCTTCGTCTTGGTTGCTCCACTTGATCTTCAAGTCAGGATCAAATGCCTTTAAGTCTGCAACAAAACCGGGAGGGGGAGTTCTGTCCCCCACCCGACCCATTTTGATTTTAGCCATTAGATAGGTCTCGATTCGTTTGACGTAAACTTACCTCGAACCCAAACAACACCACCAAGCGTTGTTGTGGTTCCTGTCTGACCCGTTAAAGCAAACCCAACAATTGTACCAGCTGGGAACTTATTACTTAACGCAGTTGTATCAGCGTGAAAGCTAAAATCTCCACGAAGAACACTGTGGGTAAAACCAACTGTTCCATTTGCAACAAGGGCGGTATCATCAACAATTTTTTTGTCTTCAGAAAAACCAGACCCAGCAATAAAACCTGCTGTTGAAATAGCCAAACTAATTTTGTTTGAATTATCAAGAGCTTCTGCCGAGGCAAAAGTCACACCTGCATCAAGAATTTCATACGTCATCCCATCAGGAACTACGAAAAAAATTGTTCCAGCTGCTCCTAAAGCAGTGTTTGCTGCAAGAGCTTGCAAGTCGGAAGATGCGTATCCCGGCAACGCAATGCTATCCATAAAATCATCATTCTGAATCAGCTTAGTAGGCTGAAGCATACCTTGTCCTGTACCTGCCATTTTCTTTTCTCCTTAAACTAGAGGGGTTCAGCCCCATTTGGAATTGCAATAACGTAAGGGGCGAAAATATCGTTTGCCGAGTCTGAAGTGGTTGTCATCTTCATCGTAAGCCTAGCTCCCTTTGCAAAAATTCTGTCAGAAGCGTTTGCATAATCGGCAACCCAAACAAACGACCCATCTCGCGTAG